GCAAAAGCCTTCTCACGCAGCTTGATCGGGGGGGTAATCTTGCTGCTCAGACGTACCGTCACGTGGAACTTGGCGAGCTGTCGGCGAATGTCAGCACAGCTGACTGCCGGTTGCTCACCGTCAAACCAAACATCGGGCCCATAATGTCTGGCGAGAAAAGTGACTCCGGGATTTCCCTTTGCCACTCGCTCCAGCGTGAGCACCTGTCCCATCACTGTGGCCGCTTTCTCTGCGGCTTGTCTGTCCTGGTCCGCGACAAGACCGTCATCGCCTCCATAGACCCCGAGCCGTTCCCAAGCCTCCTTTGCTTGGAGGTACCTTCCGTTGATCCGCGTCATGCGGAACGACAGGAAGGAAATGAAACAGTTCAAGATCGTATTGAAAGCTGACGTTTCAGGCGACCCCGACGCTCTGGCGTTCTCCGTGTCGTACCTGACACCGAAGCTCGTCTTTGCGCGAAGGCCGGTCTGGTTTCGCATCAGCGAAAGCATGGCCAAATGGCACCTGGGCTCGAACAGACGCAGCATGAGCAAACGCTCAAACATGCGCACCAGTCCGTTGACCCGTCCGTCAAAGCGGCTGTAGTCTGTCGAATCGGCGTGGCTCCGGGCGTCCGAGCAAATCTCGGCCACACGCAGTGCCACATCTTTCGGCGTCTTGCCAAAAGCATACCAATCGAACTCCTTCAGCACGTCCGACAGGGCATACATGAATTGCGAGTACTCGAGCTTGTCAACCCCGTTGATCTGACTGATCACACGTGGGTCTGTGACGCTCGGATAAGCCTCGTTCTTCTTGAACACCTTGGTGTCGTGGCTTCTTTCGCCATGCTGCGCTTCATCAAGGATGCGCCGCTGCGAAGGTTTGTCTTGCCGACGGTAAACCTCTTCTTCCTCCACTGGAAACAGACGCTGGCCGACACATTCCGCGAAGATCTCGATGAACTCGTTCATTGCTTGCGCTACGAACGGGCTTGGGGTGTTTGAGGGTTTGCGTAGCTTACGCACACGCTCCTCGACCATCCTCTCATCGTTGTTCTTGCAGTTGTCCGGCACAAAAGCGCCATCATACAGCGGTTTCATAAAGGAAACCATCGCAGGCTTCTCAGGCTCATAGTCCTGATAATTCTTCACCCATTGGAAGGACCGCACATAGGACGAAGTGTCCACGCGATCCGACTTAGGATTCCCTCGGAGGTGGTATTCCAACAAGATTTCCGAGCCACGGGTTTTCTTGTCGGAGTCCTTTTCAGGACTAATTCCCATCTTAGCCTTGACGGTTCCGTGGGTAATCTTCTGGACGCTCCTGGCCGCCGACGCAATTGCTTCGTCGACAGCGATTGGTACGTCCGCTGAAAGATAACCCCCTACCTTC